GAGATGTTGGATAGGGCTTATGATACTAACCTCCAAATTACTCACCATGCTCTTAGTCTTATGAAGGATAATAGTGAGATGGCTGTAGAAGCTTGGGAAAAGTATATCCCCAAAATGTACACACCGGAAGAGGTTAAAAAACAAGCTGAAACTCTTTATGAGTTTGTTATGAAAAAAGATTGATTAACTACTAAAGGAAGAATCTCATGGATTTACTCTTAGGTGTAGCACTAGCTGCTCAAATTAACTCGGTGAAAGACATCGATGCGACCCCTTATGTCGAAATTGCTTACAATAATGCTGCTGTTGGTATTACTCTCGATGACCTTGCTAACAATGACATTGGTTTTTATGGCTCTTATTCTTATCCCTTAATGTATGGTCTGAATATTACCGGGATTATTAACTACGATGATACTGTAGAGTATTATGTTGTACCTGCTGTTCAGATGGACTATTCTATTAACAACAACCTGACCGCTTATGTTCGTAGTGAAGTCTTGGACTTTGACGTCAATAACATCGCAGTAGGTGTTAAAATTAACTCGAAGTTATTCTCTTACTAACTGATGGTATCATACTGAAAATAATACCTGACGTTTAAGAATAACTTTGCTGAAGCTCTGCCAAAGTGATACTATTGCCTCTTGTAGGTTTGTGTGGTACTGATATCTGAAATCACACTGTAAAATCCCCCGGTGATATCCTCTTTATGTCTCCCAAGATGTAACTTTACGGGGGATTATTAATAGTATCACTTTGGTATCTTTAGTGTAAGAATTATTTAAATATTTTCAATAGGTTATTATGTATAATAGTAAGTTACTGAAAGTAATTATTAAAATTTTCTTTGAAATTATATTAAGAAGGACTCCTTAAGATGGCTAATCCAAATCCTACAAAGCCTACTAAGGGCGGAAAGCGTGAAGGTGCTGGTCGTCCTAAAGGTGCTAAGAATATTAACTCAATGGCCTCAGTGAAGAAACTAGAAGAACTTGGCTTTGATCCCATTGAAATGATGATTGAGAAGTATAGCTATATAGAACAAGTGCTAATGTCTGGTGAAATTAGAGTAGGCTCCGGTGCTTATGCTCAGTTACTAGCGACCCAAGGACAGCTCATTAATAATCTTATGCAATATGGCTACAAGAAGATCCCGGATAAGGTGGAGCAGGAAGTCACCAAAAAGAAACCTGTAACAATAATGCTAACTGATCTCCGGGAGAATAATAATGAGTGAAGAACCCACACAATGGCACCTATCAAAGAGTGTTCCGATTAGTTTTATACTAGCAATAATTTTACAGACTTTTGGGGTTATATGGTATGTCTCTGGTCTTAATTCTACCGTTGATATTAATGTTAGAGATATTGCTAGACATGAAATTCGTATTGCTGAAATTGAAAAGACACAACAAGAGTTAGCTCTTATGAATGCACGTATAGATGAAAACATTAAAGCTATTCGTGACATGATGGAGGAGCGTAGATAATGATTGGTAAAGCTTTAATTAAATTGTCTGGTAGGTTAATCAAAAAAGGTAAGCCTATGACAGCTGCCCAAAAAGCAGCTTTAAAGAAGGCAATTCAGGCTTCTGCTAAAGCTCGCACTAAAAATGTAATTAGTCCAGTAATTAGCCCAAGACGTGCAAGAAAACTAGCTGTACTTAATCAAAAAATTACACTGAATAAAAATGCTTTGAAAAAGTTAAGCAAGGGCACAAAAACAGTATATAGAATTGAAAATATAAAAGGTGAAGGTCCACTAATGGGCAAAAACCTAAAACACTATGCTGCTATGCCTTTAAATCTTAAGAGAGGGTATAAAGTAGCCCCTGTTAGTGATTATAATCGCACTAGAGCCGCAATGCTTAAGGCACTTGCCCCTAAAGGCACTCCTTTTGAAGAAATTAAATTTAACAGAGGTGATAAATTTGCCTTTAAATCTGTTAGTCAAGCTAATAAATACTTTTCAAAACAAGAACAAGCTTTTCTTAAAACAAGAGGGTTTGAATTGAAAGCAATTAAGAATGCTACTGTAGTTGGACAATCTTCTACGCAAGTATCTTATAATATTTCGTCTGATATACAACGGCTTCAAAAAGAAACAACTAGACTAGTTAACAAATATAAAAAACTTACTTTGGAGGCTTATAAAAAGAGTTATGAAAAATAATGTCAAGTATAAAGTTACATGAGAAACAGTCAGAAGTTATCAGAGATCTATTTGTAGATAGGTCATGTCGTTATTCTGTTGTTAATGCTTCCCGTGGTTTTGGCAAGTCATACTTAGCAGCTACTGCGGCTATTATTGCTGTACAAGAATTAATTGAATTAGATGAAGAAGTGCCTAACAAGAATGTTGCACTTATTGCTCCTACCTATAGCCAAGCAGTAGATATTTACTATCCACTGATAGCTTGGCAATTAGGCATGGAAGACTATGCCGATAAATCATCTAAATCGGCTGGTACGTTTTGGTTTCCTAATAATGTTCAACTTAAGTTGTGGTCTTATGAGGCTTCACAGCGTATGCGAGGTACAGGTCAATATTTTGTAGTAGCTGACGAGGTTACTTCGTGGAAAGGTGCGGGGATGAATCTCAAGGAATCTTGGGAGTCTATTATTCAGCCCTGCGTATCAACTCGTTGGTCTAGACAAAATGCAGAAAAGTTTGGTGCTAACCCCGGTAGAGCACTTATTATTAGTACTCCCAGTGGTTATGATTACTTTTATGAGATGTATAACAGACAAGATTCTGATGATGATTGGAAGAGCTATCATTACACATATAAAGACTCCCCCTTTCTTGATGAAAATGAAATTGAAAGAGTCAAATTAACACTTGATCCTCTAAAATTTGCCAGAGAGTATACTGCAAGCTTCGAAGACTCTGGTAATAATGTATTCTATACATTTAACCGTAAGGATCATATCGATAAAAATTTACCCTATTTCGATGACGGAGAGGACGTACATATAGCCATTGACTTCAACGTTGGTATTATGGCGTCTGTAGTCTTTGCTATTAGAGGTAATCAATTACACATTTTAGATGAACTACAAGGACATCCTGATACAGAGAGCCTTGCTATTGCATTAAAAGATAAATACAAGGGACATAGACTCCTTAGTTACCCGGATCCCGCTGGAAGGGCTCGTAAAACTTCAGCTGCTGTCGGCGTAACAGACTTTAGCATTCTTCAAGGAGCAGGGATTGTTACGAGAGCACATAATAAGGCACCGCCTATTATTGACTCTGTAGCCGCTGTTAACAAGAAATTTAAGAATGCCAAGGGGGATATCGACATTTATGTGCATCCTAGATGTGTAAATACGATTAGATCTCTAGAACGCACTCAATGGGTTGAGAGTAACCCAGACAGTGCTACTATCGATAAAAAAGAGGGTGTAGAACACTGGTCAGATGCTCTACGTTATGCTGTAGAATATCTTTATCCAATCCGCTCTGGTACTGCAGTTATCAAAAGAGGGTTTGGATTCTAAATAATAAAAACAGTTAAAAAGGAATAATAAAATGGCTACAATGAAAGGAAGCTCTAGAGCCTCACTAAAAGACAAAGCTAGAGGGTTTTTAAATGCTGGTATTTATAAATTAACCCCGGCTCGCCAGCGGGCGCTCGAGAAGGCGCAAGAAGTCTCTGCAAGGGCGCGGAGTTTAAGAGCAGGCGCTGATGGTGCTATTAATAGAGCTAGAGATTATGTTAGTTCTAAAGGCGGGGTCGCTAATGCCGCTAATTCTATCTATAATAGAGCTACTGGGTCTACCACTTCACGGTTGAGGAAAACTCAAACAATTAATGCACAAATTTCTAGAGTCAACAACCGGATTCAAACTGCGGCAAGCGGAGCGCTGTCTTCGGCTTCTGATCGTGCTGATCAATTCAAGGGGGCTGTTAGTAACACGGCTCAATTAGTAGGCAGGATGAGGAATAACCCAGCACTCCTTTTGCAAAGGGTAGGTTTACAAAGCACTGGTGGAAAGCAAGGTCCATCGCGTAGAGCTAAAGTATTAGGGTCAGCAGCCAAGAGGCAGAGCAGTGGACCTTCCACTCGCGCAAAACTAACTGGAGCGGGCTCAGCTATCGCTAGTTTACAGCGGAAGATGATGCGGCAGGGATCTACTCGTTCAACTGCTTATCGTACTGCGAGTAATCGTTATAGGTTGAGTAACAAATAACTAAGGATTAAATAAATGGCTATTATGAGTTCTATTGCTAAAATCGCCTATAAATTTACTCCGGCAAGAAAGGCTGCGCTCCAAAAAGCAATTGCTGCAAGTGCCAAAGCGCGTGC